ATTACTGCAAACGAAAAACAGGAAGACTTACAAGGATTAGATACAACTATAGACTGGAAAAACACTGGTGATAATAGTTATGACGGTGAAAAGCTAAACTTACTAGTACACGATGAAAGCGGTAAGTGGGAAAGACCAGATAACATATTAAACAACTGGCGTGTAACTAAAACTTGTTTACGTTTAGGTGCTAGGGTAGTTGGTAAATGTATGATGGGTAGTACTAGTAACGCTCTTGACAAAGGAGGTGATAACTTTAAAAAACTATACAATGACTCAGATGTTAATAGACGAAACCGTAATGGACAGACAAAGTCTGGGCTTTATTCTCTCTTTATCCCAATGGAGTGGAACTACGAGGGATTTATTGATGAATACGGACATCCAGTCTTTAATAGTCCAAGTGATGATGTTTTCGGACCAGACGGTGAATTAATAGATTATGGCATAATAGATCATTGGCAAAATGAAGTTGATGGTTTAAAAAACGATCAAGATGCTTTAAACGAGTTTTACAGACAGTTTCCAAGAACTGAAGAACATGCGTTTAGAGATGAAGCAAAAAATAGTATATTCAATTTAGTTAGAATATACGAACAAATAGATTATAACGAAGGTGTTAAACACAATATTAGTGTTGGTAATTTTCAATGGCTAAACGGTGTAAAAGATACAAATGTAATATTTTATCCAGATCCAAAAGGTAGATTTAATATTAGCTGGGTACCGCCTTTAAACTTACAGAATAAAATTATATTAAAAAATGGAATCAAATACCCTGGCAACGATCATATGGGCGCTTTTGGCTGCGACAGCTACGATATTAGCGGTACTGTAGATGGAAAAGGTTCAAAAGGAGCTTTACACGGTTTAACTAAGTTTAGCATGGAAGATGCGCCGCCAAATCATTTTTTCTTAGAATATATAGCAAGACCACAGACAGCTGATATATTTTTTGAAGATGTATTAATGGCATTAGTGTTTTATGGCATGCCGTTACTTGCAGAAAATAACAAACCAAGATTATTGTACTATTTACGAAGACGTGGTTATCGAGGTTATAGTATGAATCGTCCTGATAGATCTTGGAATAAGCTATCAACAGCTGAAAAAGAAATAGGTGGTATACCAAATACTAGCGAAGATATAAAGCAAGCACATGCTGCTGCTATAGAAATGTATATACAACAACACGTTGGACATATTAAAGAAGGTGTTTATGGCAATATATATTTTAATAAAACTTTAAATGATTGGGGTAAATTTGATATAAACAAACGTACAAAGTTTGATGCAACAATTAGTAGCGGTTTAGCTATTATGGCTTGTAATAGACATTTGTATAGACCAAACAGTATAAAAGAAAAAACAAAATTAAACATAAGTATTTCTAAGTATAGAAACACTGGTAATACTTCACAAATAATAAAATAAATATGGGATATTCTAATAGTTATTTTCCAAAACAAACAGTTAGTGATGCTGAAAAGTTAAGCTATGATTACGGGTTAAAAGTAGCAAAAGCTATAGAAACAGAGTGGTTTAATGAAGACTATAATAACAATAGATATAAAAGCAACTACAACGACTTTCATAGGTTAAGACTATATGCTAGAGGCGAGCAATCAATACAAAAATATAAAGATGAATTATCTATTAATGGTGATTTATCTTATTTAAACTTAGACTGGACACCTGTACCTATTATACCTAAGTTTGTAGACATTGTTGTTAATGGTATGGCTCAAAGAACTTACGATATAAAAGCTTTTTCACAATCACCTAATGGTGTTGAAAAAAGAACTAAATATATGGAAAGTATAATTAGTGATATGGAAATGAAAGAGTTTAATGATGAAGCTGAAGAAAGATTTGGTATTAATTTAAGAGAAAGTAACATTAAAGAACTACCAGAAACTACAGAAGAGTTACAGCTGCACATGCAGTTAAATTACAAGCAGTCAATAGAGGTAGCTCAAGAACAAGCGCTAAACGTTTTATTTGAAGGTAATAATTACGAGTTAATTAAAAAACGTTTTTATTATGATTTAACTGTATTAGGTATTGGTGCTGTGAAAACTGATTTTAATACTTCTGAAGGTGTTACTATAAAATATATAGACCCTGCTAATTTAGTTTATTCTTACACTGATTCACCCTATTTTGAAGATTTATATTATGCTGGTGAAGTTAAAAACATACCAATAAACGAACTTGCAAAAGAGTTTCCGTTTTTAGAAGAAAATGATTTGCAAGACATTTTAAAAAAATCTTCTTACTATAGAAGTAATAATAATAGAAATAGATATAATTCAAACAAAGAAGATAATAACAAAGTTCAAGTTTTATATTTTAATTATAAAACGTATATGAACGAAGTTTATAAAATAAAAGAAACTGGTACTGGTGCTTTTAAAATAATACAAAAAGATGATACTTTTAATCCACCTGATGATAAACAAGGTAGCTTTGATAAATTACAAAGAGCGGTTGAAGTTTTATACGAAGGCGCTTTAATACTTGGCACAAACAAATTATTAAAGTGGGAGATGGCTAAAAACATGATGCGTAGTAAAAGTGATTACAATAAAGTAAAAATGAATTACTCTATAGTAGCACCTAGAATGTATGATGGTAGAATAGAAAGTCTAGTTAAACGTATCACTGGCTTTGCTGATATGATACAGCTTACGCATTTAAAACTACAGCAAGTAATGTCACGCATGGTACCTGATGGTGTTTATTTAGATGCTGATGGTTTAGCAGAAGTTGATTTAGGTAACGGCACAAATTATAATCCACAAGAAGCTTTAAACATGTTCTTCCAAACAGGTAGTGTTATTGGTAGATCATTTACACAAGATGGTGATATAAACCCTGGTAAAGTACCAATACAAGAAATAACTAGTGGTAGTGGTGGTAATAAAATGCAAGCTCTTATAGCTAATTACAATTATTATCTACAAATGATTAGAGATACAACCGGTCTTAATGAAGCTAGAGATGGTACTATGCCAGATAAAAACGCGTTAGTTGGTATACAAAAAATAGCTGCAGCTAATAGTAATACAGCTACTAGACACATATTACAGTCAGGTTTATTTCTAACAGCAGAAACAGCTGAAAAAGTTTCTCTTAGAATATCAGATATATTAGAATATTCACCAACTGCAGACGCTTTTGTTCAAGCTATTGGCGCTCATAACGTTGCTACTTTAGATGAAATAAAAGAATTACATTTATATGATTTTGGAATATTTATAAACCTTCAACCAGATGAAGAAGAAAAAGCTATGTTAGAAAACAATATTCAAATGGCTTTACAACAAAAAAATATAGAGCTTGAAGATGCTATTGATATTAGAGAAATAAAAAATATAAAACTAGCAAATCAACTTTTAAAAATAAGAAGAAAGAAAAAGCAAAATGAAGATAGACAAATGCAGCTTCAAAACATACAAGCACAAACACAGTCTAATACACAGGCTGCTCAAGCTGCTGCACAAATAGAAGTTCAAAAAAATCAAGCTATTGTTCAAAACGAAGCTCAAATGCAACAATTAAAAGCTCAAATTGATTCACAAAAAATGCAACAAGAAGTAGAATTTAAAAAAGAACTAATGGCTTTAGAGTTTCAATATAACATGCAGTTAAAAGGCATTGAAACTGAAGGTATGAAAAATAGAGAAAAAGAAAAAGAAGATAGAAAAGATGAAAGAACTAAAATACAAGCCACACAACAAAGTGAACTTATAGATCAAAGAAAAACAGGTAAACCACCTAAAAACTTTGAGTCTACAAGTAATGATATACTTAGTGGAGATTTTAGTTTAGGATCTTTTGATCCTAGATAAACTTATTAATTATTATTATATTATATTATGGCAAAAAAACAAGAAACAGACAATGTTACTAAGGTAGATCTTAGTGCAAAAAAAGAAACAACAGATGATAATATCATCAAAGTAGATTTAAATAACCCACCAAAAAAACAAGAAGATGCCGTTCCAGAGCAAAGCACAGATGAGGTTTCTGTACGCGACAAATCCGAAACTAGCGAAAAAGTACTCGAAGAAAACGTCGAAGCAACAGATGAAAAACCTACCGGAGAAGGTGAAAAACCCGGTACCGTTCAAGATGAAAAACCCGTTATTGAAGAAATAACAGAAGAAAAAGTTGAAGAGCAAGTTGAAGAATTAGTTGAAGAAACTAAAGAAGCTATAGCTGAAGCTCAAGAAACAGGTAAAGAGTTACCAGAAAACATACAAAAGCTTGTTGATTTTATGGAAGAAACAGGTGGTGATATAAATGATTATGTACGTATAAATCAAGATTATACTAATTATGATGACAATAGCGTGCTAAGAGAATATTATAAGCAAACAAAAAAACATTTAACTGATGATGAAATTAGTTTTATGATGGAAGACACGTTTGCTATAGATGAAGAAGAAGATACTGAAAGAGATATAAAAAGAAAAAAATTAGCGTTAAAAGAGCAAGTTGCCAGCGCTAGAGCCTACTTAGACGGGCAAAAGTCTAAATACTATAAAGAAATTAAAGCTGGTTCAAGGTTAACGCCTGAACAACAAAAAGCTTGGGATTTTTTTAATAGATATAACAAAGAGTCAGAAGCAAATGAAAAAATAGTAAAAAAGAACTCTGATATTTTTACACAAAAAACTAATCAAGTTTTTAACGACAAGTTTAAAGGTTTTGAATATAACGTCGGTGATAAAAGGTATAGGTTCAATGTAAACAATGCTGATGAAATAAAGACAACTCAAAGCGATATAAGTAATTTTACTAAAAAGTTTTTAGATAAAAATTCTGCTTTAAAAGACGCTATAGGTTATCATAAATCTTTATTTACAGCTATGAATGCTGATGCTATTGCTAAACACTTTTATGAACAAGGTAAAGCTGATGCTATGAAAGATAGTATTGCTAAATCTAAAAATGTTGACATGTCACCAAGACAAGCTTTTAATGAAGTTGAAACAGGTGGTATTAAAGTAAGAGTGTTAGGTGATAATTCTTCTGATTTTAAGTTTAAAATTAAAAACAATAAATAACAAATTTAAAATTAAAAAATTATGGCAATTACTAATGGAACGTTGTTAAATGTTCAGCCGGCTACTGGTCAGTTGACTTTATCAACTAATTATTTAGATCTTGCGTCAACAGCTGGACAAGGTTGGGCGCAACAATACGTGCCAGATTTGATGGAAAAAGAAGTTGAGATTTATGGTCCAAGGACTATATCTGGCTTTTTAAGTCAAATTGGTGCAGAAGAGGCTATGACTGCTGATCAAGTAGTATGGTCTGAGCAAGGAAGATTACACTTATCTTACAAAGGTAAATGTATAGATGACGACGCTGCTACTGGTGGTATTATTGAAATTGAAACTGATATTGATGGTAATGACATAGGTACTGATCACGGTATTAGAAAAAATGATACTATTCTTATAGCAAACTCAGCTAATGGAGCTATTTGTAAAGCTGTTGTAGTATCTGCTCCTAGAGGTAGTACTGCTACTACTCATGACAGAATTAATGTTGCTCCTTATGGATTTGGTAACTTAAACGGCGCTTCTATATTTGATGATGCTGCTGGTTCTGCTTCTGAAGCATTAACTATATTAGTATATGGTTCTGAGTTTAAAAAAGGAGACAACTATGATGGAGACGCTACAAGAGGTGCTAACGAGCCAAACTTTAAATCTTTTTCTAATAAACCAATTATTATGAAAGATTACTTTGAAGTATCAGGATCTGACGCTTCAAGAATTGGTTGGGTAGAAGTTTCTGCTGAAAACGGACAATCAGGTTACTTATGGTACTTAAAAGCTGAAGCTGACACAAGAGCTAGATTTACTGACTATATTGAAATGTCAATGCTTGAGTCTAAACTTGGAGGACCTGCATTTGCGAGTGCTGCTGCTAGTTTATATGGTGGTTTAAATGCTAACGCGGATTTAACTGACGATCATATTTATGGTTCTAACACAGGTGATGTAACTGGTACTCAAGGTTTATTTGATGCTATTGAAACTAGAGGTAACGTAACTTCTGGTGTTACTGGTGTTAATCCTGCTACTGATTTAGCTGAGTTCGATGCTATCTTAGCTGAGTTTGACAAGCAGGGTGCTATTGAAGAGTACATGATGTTTGTTAACAGATCAACTAGTTTAGCTATTGACGATATGTTAGCTTCAATGAATTCTTATGGAGCTGGTGGTACTTCTTACGGAGTATTTAACAACTCTGAAGATATGGCATTAAACTTAGGTTT